AGTTCCGTCTACTAATTTAGCTTGAAATTCTAAGTTCACTTCCTCTTTGTCAAGTCCAAGTGCAACTAATATTTGTTTCTTTAAATCCATAGGTTCTTTTTTAATATAATAGAATAGTTATTTATTTGTTTGATTTTTAGTTTACTGCTAATGCGTTTTCTGCTTTTTCTAAAGTTTTTAAAACATTTTTAGTGTCATTTATATATCTTAGAGTGCTTTCTCCACTTTCTACCCAAGGCACATTTTTTTCAGATACCCCCAATTCTTTTAATGCAGTTTTAGCTTTTTTAAGTTCAGTTTCTAATTTGCTTTCTAATTTAACTATTTTACTGATTTCGGTTATTCCTTTTCTTAATGGTGCTAAAATGTTTTTAAGTATTAGTTTTTCATCAACACTTGCTACTTCTTTTTCTATTTTTTTTACATCATCTGCAATACCCAACTCAACCTTTTCTGCTTTTAGTTCAGTTTTGTTTTCTCTTATTAGCTCATTTAAAGCACTTAGTATTTGTTCTGTAGTTGGTTGTTTTTTGTTCATTTCTTCAAATTTATTAGTAAAGTAGCCTTCAATTGAAAGTCCTTTAAGTTCTCCTTCTTTGATTTTATTCCAAAGCTCGTCATTTTCAATTTTCATTTTAACAAACCACGTTCCATTGGGAAGATCAAAGCCATACATTTTTGACTTATCACTATCTCCTTCCTTAATCCAACTCTCAACAGTTAGAACTCCGCTTACTCTATCCTGATGTTGATATGTAGCCTTATGATGATTGTTATGTTTTAAGTATAAATAAGCTGCCTGTTTTACTGTGTCCTTAGAGAAGTAAACATAGTAATCACTATCCGTATTGGGGTCATATCGGTATATAGACTTTAGAGGGATAAGTGCAGGACTGATTAATTCTCTTTTTTCTTCATCTACCTTAGCAAATGTTAAGTTGTTCTTTTCTTTCCCAAAATAAACAAAGTCAGTTTCTATCGCAGGTGAGGTAACTAAACTGATAGCGTCTATTGCTAGTTCTTGACTATCATCACTTATAACTAATTCTACAATTCTTGTTTTCTTTTTCATAATATATAATAGATATTTTTAACTTTTATTTGATTTTTAAATAGTAGCCCTACGTCTTATGTTTGCTAGTTGGTTCTGACTTGAAGTCATTTCATCAGTAACAACGTAAGCTTTAGTTGGTTCAGGTTCTACTCCTCCTGATAATTCAAAAGCTCCTGACATCATTTGTGGTGCAGGTGCTGCTGCTGCTGCCGCTCCTCCTCCTCCCCCTCCTCCGGGTACGTCTTGGGCTAAGATTGTTTGTACATTAGCAAGTCCTGCTGCAATTACGGCTGCTGCTGTTATAAATCCCGCCGTTCCTCCCTGAGCAAATGCTTTATTCGCACCTACATAAGTATCTATAATGGCTGAAGCTACAGCTAGTTCTTTATTATCTCCTGCTAAAGAACTCAAAGCTCCTGCAAGTCCTGAGAACGCTTCTAATTGTGCATTGACATTTTCTTGTACTAAGAGTGATTTTTGTTTATTATATTGCTTTTCAATATCTGTTGTTTCCATTCCTGACTTTATAGCTAGTCTTTTCTTTTCCTCATAAGCAGTTTTAAGCTCTTGCAACTCTCTTTCCAATCCTGACATTCCCTCAGCTAAGGTCTGAGCTTGAGCATCTCTTAATTCTTCTTCTAACCCTACCTGATTGGTTAATTGTTCTGACCTTTGACCACCAATAGCTTCTTCAAGCTCTGCCTGTGCAACTAAAGTTTCTCGATATGCTATTTTATTATCAAGATTAGTCTTATCTACTTCGTGTAGTTCTTTAGCAGCTTTTACTTGCTTTTCTAATGCGGCTCTTTGTAATTCTTCCTGTTTTTCTAATATGCGTCCTAATTCCTCATTTGCTTTAATTCTTTCTGCAAAAGTCTTTGAAACATCATCTCTTATGTTTCTTTGTAATTCTGCATCTTTTAAATACTGAGCATTTAACATAGCAAATTCTACTCCTGCTGCTCTTGCTGCTTTCTCTAATGCTGTAAGTCCTTTTGCTTGATCTATTACACTCCCAACGTATTCACTTACTCCACTTTCAATATCTTTGTATATTTCTGCTATGTCTTTTCCTGCTTGGAGTGTTCCTACTGCAATTAATGCTAATCCTTCTGCCATTTTTTTAGGATTGGTAAGATTTTTCATTAAAGTCCAAGCACCCTTTAGAACTGTCATCGCTCCACTCATCTTCTCAATAAAGAATTTTTCAATACCCATTCCAAGTTTTGCCAACTCACCTAATGGGTCTGTAAATAATCCTTTTAAATATCCCTTGATAGTTTCATAATTATTATCCAAGTACCTAAACAAATCATTAAAAGCAATACTCAGACTTGTCATTACTGTATTGAATGTATCTAATACTTTTTGATTACTACTAAACACTTCCATAAGTTTAGCTACAAGCGCAACAATTATACCTATCCCTGCTGCTTTTAACGCTGTACCTACACCTTTTATAACTCCGCCTAATTTTTTAAAGCCACCACTTGCTTTTTTAGTTGCTCCTTTTAGCTTTTCGGTATTTTTTGCAGCTCTATCTAATCCATCAGCTACCTCGCCAATATTTGATTTAACTTCTGCTTCTATTATTGCCTTATCTGCCATATCTTTGTTTTTAAAGTGCTACACTTGTTTTTAACTGAGTGATATTTACATTACATATCCACTCTAAAGTCATATCCGTTTGACCTCTTACGGTTAATAAAAAGTTTGTTCCCGAGGTGTCTGCTAATATCCTCCAATTTATTACTGTTCCTGAAGTTTTAATTGTGTCTCTCTCTCTTTGTATACTTAATGTTCCTGACTTATTAATTACCACTCCTCTTTCAACCCAACTACCATAATCACCTACTGCTCCGTGACCTGAACTCCCTCCTGTTCTAACCGCTATTGTTTCAGCGTGAAAATATATAATAGTATTATCAGGAACAGTAAAGAAACTCCCTGTTACATTATTTAAATAACTTGACTGTGTTGAATTGTCTGTTGTTTGCCTTCCATAGATTAATTGTATTCCCTGTCTTTCCCCTAACAAATCACCCGTAGCATTACCCCCTAAGACTATTGAATTAGGTGCTGTTGCATTACCTAAAGTACCAAAGATATTTGCATTATTCACGCTATCAGCTATCTCATTTTGATTTCCTATTATAATATTGTTTCTTGATAAACCTTTTACAGTATTATTTTCACCCATTACTAAAGTATTATTAGTGCCTGTTTCTGTTGAATTTCCTACACCATAAGTCTTATTATTCTCATTAGCAAAATTTCTATTTAGGTTTGTGTTGTATCTAAATACTCTACAAGTTCCTGAAGCTCTATCGTAAGTATATCCGTATGCTTCACATTGTAATTGGTTAGGTGTTATTTCATTCGTTCCATCTGTAAAGGTTACAACTCCTAAATTTGAAGTAGATTTTGGTTTTACAGTAAACCCTGATAAATATGGTATTGTAGGTATTTTGCTCATTATGGTACAAGTATAAATTCAACTTTTGCTAAGTCGTTTGGTTTGTAGTCTATTTTATTTACTCTAAATTCTCTGTTTTTAATCATTACAGTATCATACATTTTGAAAGTATTAATATCAGCAGGGTTTAAGTTTACTTTTAAAGTCATTATTCGTGTATCAGGATTGTATAACTCATTGTAATAAGACTGCCAATACAAACTAAATAAATTATCAGGCACAGGAGAACCTACGCTTAACTCTAGTTGGCATATTCCAAAATGAAAATCTCTAGTACCTGATATTGTAGGTATATCTGTTAAATGACTAAACTGCAAAAAGTCTGTTTGATTTTCTGATGAGAAACCGTTCTGTTCAGGAATATAATAAGAAGCTCCTGTTGATTTCACACCGTTATTATACATAATTCTAGGACTGTTCTCAAAGCCCTCCCAAGTATCATCATCACCTCTAGCGTAAATTGCAGGAGTTATAAATTGAGAAAATTGCGACATTAGAGGTTTAACAAATGTAGCTGCAAAAGGTTCTGCAATTATTTCATCTTCTCCCTCTAGAGCTGTATAGAATATTTCATCTTGTAATTTACTTCCGTATAAATGTCCACCTACTGAATTTTTATAAACATTAAAAGCGTAGTCATCATCATCTTCAATAAACTTGAAAATAGTTTTTTTATTTAAGTCTGTTAAAGGTGTAAGCTTCATTTCTGAAACATCTATCTTATCTGTCCAATCGTGAGCAATACTTCTTGAAGCTAAACTTAAATCAGAAGTTGTACCACTTGCTGTATTATGAATAAAAACATCTGCATAAGGCTCTAACAAAATATTATTAGGGTTATCTTTATCAGGAATTGAAACAAGATTAAACATAGTCATAATTCCTTTTAAGAACTCCCATTGTCCTAATTCTCCTCTTAGGGTTTGCAATATAGTGTTAGTAGTAACAAGACCTCCACCTGTACTAGCAGTTATCGTTCCATTAATACTAGTAGAAGATTTTTGAAATTTAGACCCTGCTCCTGATGTTCCTGCCATTGCTTGAAGTTGTAAAGTGTCAGTAGCTGCTAATACTACTTGAAGTGTACCTGAATAAGTAACATCACCCTGACCAAATGAAGCCACATCAAAAGTATTAAGTACAGTCCCTGCACTATTTATATGAGCCCACCTACAATAAACATCTTGGTTTCCTGAATAAACTACATTGTAACTAATAGTGTACCCTGTTACTGATGTTGTAGCTTCAAATCTATGGTTTGTTGTATCATAACCTAAGTCGCTAGAAAAATTAATAGTTTCTAGTTGATAATTTTGGTAAGCTGTATCACTGATATATATAGGGTAATTTAGACTTGTGTATGTACCCTCAGTTGGTTCTAAAGCAAAATCATTAGAACCCCAATTAAAGTCCATATATAGCTTCTTAAAGTCGTCTGTATCAAAAAATTCACTTTCATAAGAAAAATCAGTAGCTTCAAATATTCTATCTATTAAATACTTAACATTTATAAAAGGTCTAAAAATTTGTTCTAAAGCTGTATATTCAGGGTTTCCAACAGTTGATGAATTTCCTGTTGAACCGCCTATAAGTATTTCGTGCGTCCAATCTACAAATGGGTATCTTAAAGTTGTATAGTCATCTCTAAAACCTGAAGTGTCAGGGTGTACATAAGTAATACTTGAACCTGTGTCATTCCAACTCCATTTAATATTTGTCTTATTATACGCGTGTTCTAATTCTGTAAAATCTAAATGTGAGAATTTTTTATCTTTTAATGTGTCAGCTAAAGCAACTACTTCAGAATAAAGATTTACATTATAGCTTATTTCACCTTCTTTATCTTGTATATCTATAAGTCTTAAATAACCTTCAAATAATACAATACCGTCTTGTTTTAAGACGCATTGTGTCTTTTTATAAGGATTAAAGTTTAGCCCTGTATCTGTTCTTGTTACTTCAAATATATTATCAAAGATTAGGTTGTTTCTTTTTGTTGCAGGAAGATTAAAAGCTTTTGAATAAGACTGTACTTTCTCAGCTACATTTTTAAAATCATCAATACTTAAAGTTAGAGGTATATCTTCATCTTCATATAAGTCGCATATTACTTGTCCGTCTGTAAGGTCTGAAAAGACTAGATTGAAAGGATTAAGAGTGTCTATTACTTTAATACTAGCTATGTTACAAGATTTACCAAATTCTGAACCATCCCAATCAAAAGCTACAGTAACACCACCCCCTGCATATTGAAAGTTCTCTGTCATAGTTCCAAGAGCAGGAGACCAATATTGGCTCTGAAATGCAACACCATTATCGTCATACATCTTAAACCAAAAATCTCCATCATCTGAACTATCAAATTCTACCGTGATAGTATAATTAACTCCTACTGTAAGATTAGAAAGTTTTTGATATATTCCTGAATGATTTGGGTCTGTTACATAAGCCCCACTCAAATAAACATTTCCACCTACAGCCTGTGGTTGTGCAATATTATAATAATAAGGACCCCCTGATGTATGGTATCTGTACCAAGTATTCGGAATAGTAGGTGGTGCTGAATTTATTGCCTTCAGCTGTACATCAGTTTGAATACCATTATAACCATATAAAGATGTAGAATTTAATCCTGAAAATACTCCACCGTTCACCACATATTCAAGTGGAATAGGGTAAGATGTAGAGTTATACACTCCATCATAACTTTGTGGATATACTATTAACTGTACACTCATTATACTGATTGTGTTCTTAGTGTTTTACTCTTTTCTACTTCAAAAGTATATTGTATCAATTTATCATTTGCCTGTGTTTTTCTTATAAAACTTGAAGTTGTAAGTCGTACAGGTGTTACGTAAGTATTCAGTAAAGCATTAGCATTATCTTCGTGAAAACCCTCTAACACATAAACTTCAGGGCTGTTTATTAATTCTTCAAACATTGTATTATAATCTTCACTTACAAAGTCTGTGTTCATTTTGATCTTCTCAGTAGCATTAACTCTAAAAGATTTTTTACCACCTTTGTAACTATCAGCTCTATAAGTAAGGTCGTCCCAAGAACCTGCTAATTGATTGTATGTAGAACCTTTAGTTGATATACTTCTTGTAGACTTCTTATTGAATGTAAAGTAATCCCAAGCACCAAATTGATTTAACCAAGTAAGTCTTATTGGCTCATAGTTTTTCAAATCAGGGCAGGTTACATTTATTCTAATTTCTTCTGATACTTCATCCCCCGCATTTAAAGCCTGAACAGTATAATGACCACCCTGAATAGTTCCTGCTGCAACTAACGTTTGAAAAGTAGTACTAGAATTTTGTAAGTTTCCGGGATAACAACCGAAAAACAACATATGATAGGTAGTGAGGTCTACATAGGTGGTAAAAGCACCATTTGTCCACGTTCTCATTACAGTTTCAGCAGTAAGATAACTCCCATCACTATCATAATACCGTATATCAATTCTATCCATTTCATAAGAACTACTTTGTAGCTCAGGATAAAGGAAAGCTAAAGTTCCGTAATCTTCTATGTTTGCTGATTGAGTAGTAGGTGCATTTGTCAGGAACTTACTCCAAGTTGCGTTTAGAAGGTGATATTTACTCCAATCCCAACCAAAATTCTGATTTGTATTCCCACTATATTCTAAATATTGAGTGTCTTTCAAATACCCATTAAAAACAGTAAAAGAAGCTGTATTTACTGCATTACCTGAAGCTGTATCTACAACATCAGGATAACTAGGGTCTCCTCCTAAATATTCTATCTTGAATTGAACTGCTAGATACCTAACCGAATTAGAATTTCGAGAATATTTATCAATCATATGCATAGGAAATGGTACATCATTAGCCATTACTCCTTTGTATTTAGCAGGGGAACGAGCCATATTGTCGGCTTTGACATAATTTTCTACAATACTACTGAGATCAAACATCCCAACCCCTGCATTATTAGGTGTGGTCTTAAATGTACCTACTACATTGTCATTTGTTGAAAGATTAGGTGGTGTTCCTGAGCTTATATGAACCTCAGCAATAAATTTAACTTTCAATTCCTGAGCTACAACACTTGCATTTGAAACCACAAAGATTATATCCTGTCCTACAGGTAATACGTCAAAGCTTGGTTTTTGTTCTATTATATTTGGCATTAGTTTACTGTTGTTAATCCGTTAATTATATCTTCTTTTACTACTCCTAATAAGTCTTTTCCAAATTCTCTTAATCCTAAAAATAAAGGTTTCTGAAAGAAGCTTAAACCCTGTATTCCTTTTTTACCAATACTTCTAGCAATAAGAAAGGATATACTTTTTCTAGATATAAATCTACCTTTTTCATCTCTTGGTGCTATTCCTTTTTTTACTATCCACTTATCAAGCACCTTACTAGATGGTTGCGAATGTCCTTTAGATTTTTTATAAGAAAACGGACTTTTAATAGTCTTACCTTTGTAGTCTGTGAATTTTCTTTTTATCTCTGTTCCTGAAACCCCTTTATCTACAAATTTACCGTAGTTTGACATATAGAATTGTATCGTAAACCCATCAGCTTCAGTTACTACTTTAAAACTAATTGAATTTTCTAATTTAGTTCCACCACCCTTAGCTTTTTGCAAATTACCCTTAGCTCTATTTACAACCTGCTTTCCAAAACTATTTAGATACCTTTCTATATTATCGGCTTTCATTACTCAGCTATCCCTACGAACAATTCAACTCTAGGGTTGTATTCTGTACCTTCAGGTGTTACTTGTAATGAAGCTATGTTTTCAAGTGTTCCAAATGAAGGGCTTGTATCTTCTTCTGCTAAAAGAACTGCTTCACCACCTGCTAAGATATGAGAAGTTAAAGGGTTTAACCGAACCGTGTAGTTTGTAGCTGTTCCCACAACTGCTAATTCTATTGTTCCTGCTTCATCTAAGTTAGTTACCCTAATATATTTGCTTCTATCAACATCAATTGCTCCTGCTGAAGTATAAGGACTTGCTGCAAAGGTTGCTATTGTTGTAGTCTGCGAATGAGTACAAGTTACTATTCTTTCAAGAACATCTCCTATTCCTGTGATAGTTATTGTATTTGTTGTTCCTCGGACAGCTCCGTTTAAGGTTACTCCTTCCGATATTGTTGTTATTAAGTTTGCCATATTAAAAAGTTATTGTTATTTTAAAAAATCCTATTGTTATTTTATATTTACCTATTTTAAATTTCATTAGTACCCTGCTCCTCTATCTATTATAGGAATATTACAAGTCTGAAAATCATTTTGAACTACTATTCCTATTTGAAATACCCAACCACAACATAAATTATCAAATCTTTCTGTAAAAGGTTCAATTGTAAATTGCCCTTCAGTAAAATACAAAGGGTCGTTAATATCACCTACTTCGTATAATGATTGCTGTTCACTATGTCGTAACATTCCTATAAAGTCTGTGCATATTGCCAATGTCTGATTGAATACTTCTTGTTCATTATTCTTTGTATCTACTAACTTAGTTAAGTCTGATTGTTGTTCAGTTTCCCAATCTTCTTTCTCGCTTACCATATCCATAACGAATATCTGAAAGTTATAATTCAATTGACTATCTCCTGTTGTTACTGATGTTGGGTTAATGTGTAGTAAAGGAAACTTAGTCTGTTTTTCTAAATCAATATCATATATATCGCCAACCGAAACAGTAGATATTTGATGATGATACTCTCCCATTCTCACTAATGTATTTACTACGTTATTATATGTTTTGTTCATTTCTTTTTACTTTATTTTGTAGGCTTAAATCTGTTTCATAACTCAACCAAGTTAAAGCTTCTAACAGTCCTAATTTTGTTATTCTTTCTAAATTTACTATTTCAGCATTACACAAGCGATAAAAAACCCCAAACCACGACCACTTCTCTGCAAAACTTTCAGAAGCTATTGCTTCTTCATTTCCTTCAGCTGCTCCATCAAATATAATGGCAAAATCATTGACAACTCTTTCCCTAAAACAAAAAAAAACCGTAAAGCACTTTGTACCTGTTGAGCTGACATCTTTTTCATTTCTTCTGCCCTAAGCCGAATATCACCATCATAAGCGTCAATAATATAAACATCATTCTTCTTTTCTTTTATCGGTCTGTACAACACAGCCATCAATTCAGGTAAGTTCTTTTCTATTCCACCCTTAATAAATGTTTCAATATCGGCATACTCACCTAACGTAATGCTATCTAGATCAGGATGGAACCCATATTCAATACCATCTATTTCAATTATCCTTTTTAACTTTGTATCTTGCTTTGCTTGAAGCTCTGCAATCTTACTCATTATAACAGCAACATCTTTTAATGCTAATTCCTTTACTAACTGCTTAGGAATATTAGATAAAGCTGCTATTGTTTCTTCTGCTTCTTCACTCTTGCTCCCCTCTTGAAAGTCTGTAAGCTTCAACCACTTCTCCATTGTTACATCTTCCCAACTGCTTATCAACTTGAACTCCTTTACTTTCCCTTCTTTTTTAATTTTTACTTTCATAGTCTTAATATATAATAGAAATTTCTTGTTTTTAGTTTACTGTACAAAATACCTTCCTGCATTAGGGTTGTCTAAGTGATAAATAACATTGTATCTTATTCCGTCTATTGCGTGATTGTATGCGTCCACATATAATTTCGAGGATTTGTCGCTAAAAATATAATTATTCAGCTCTTTAGCTATGTTAGTGCTTTCAGGAGTTATAATAAGTTCATAGTCTTGCATTCTAGTTATACCACTTTCAATAGTTCCTTTCTTTACAGGTTTAATGTTTACCCCTAAATGTTTTAGGTCTGCTATTAGTCTTGGCTCTGCACTATCGGCTATTATAAGTTTATCACCTACTTTGTCTAATATGATTTTAGCAAGTTCATTAGACTTCAAGCCATTCTTATAAATATGCTCTTTAAGATATATCTTATGTTTCTTTTTATCAATAGCTACCTCAGTAAGACTATCAGGGTCTACACTAAAACCAAAGTCCATACCACAAGAAGTTTGTAAGCCATCAGGATTGAACTCACCTATGCTCCAATTCTCAAAGACTACTCCTTCTGCTTTATCTAACCACCCCCCTAAGATTTTGTGCTGATACTTTTTAAAGTTTCTATGCTTTATAGTCTTAATACGCTCTAGGAAGCTCGTAGAGAGGTTTTCTATGTTGTCTAGGTAGTTAGTATGGATATAACATACATTATCCTTAAAACCGTTAAAACCTGCTTCTACTCCTTTGTCCTCAAAAAACCTTTTATATATCCAATGCTCTTTAGTAACAGGATTTAATATCAAGATAATTCTATTCTGTATGTTCTTTTCTCTAATACTTAAATCAATAGTGTCAAATATATTTTCATCTACTAATTCCTCAGCTTCATCTAATACCCAAGTACTTATTCCCTGTAATGACTTTAGACTTGCTGTTTGGTTTCCTGCTGAAGTTCTAATACCTCTAAACAGAATATCTGATTGATTGCTTGTATTAACTACTTCTGCTTTATTAATACTAAACACATCATCAAACCCTAGCAGCCCTATCTTTTCTAAGAACTCAGGAATGATGGACAAGTGAGCTGAAGTCATTGTGAAACGAGTAAAGAGAATTCTAATCCCTTTAGTCATTGTAAGTAAAGTAAGAAAGACTGTAGCAGCAAAAGACTTTCCTGATCCTCTACCGCCTGTAATTATAAAGTAACGAGCATCAGATGAGAATAAAGGATTGTATTTCTTATTCAGTATCAGTTTCAACAAATGTTATAACAGGCATATTAATTGCTTTATCTCCTGAAGTTATATCTACTCTATTTGTTTCGTTCCAACCTAACCTAGTCTTTGCAGCGTGTATTACAACTGAAGGCACTTTATCTTTTACACATTCATAATACTTTGACTTAATAAAGTCTTGTTGTATGTTTTCTATTTCTTCAACCTGAGCTTTAAATTCTTCATCTTCTTTTAGCCACTTATAAAAGTTTGTTCGACTTAGGTCTGTAGACTTTAAAGCAGTAGTTATTACTCCTAGTGAACTTTCTAATGCTTTAAGTAATCTCTCTTTGTTAATCTTTGTTCTATTCTGTTCCATTTTTCAATGTTATATTAGAGCGTGATGGTGGAATTGCACCCCTTCTTTGACTTGGAATAGCCAACGCATTACTGTATATGCTAATCACGCTTATTTTCTTTTCTTTCTTTTAATGTTATCTTTTCACCTTTATACATTCCTGCTCCTAGTTTATCTATTTCATCAAATGCTAAGTCCTTACAATTTAGTTTTGCCTTTTTATCTATTACTAAAATATATCTATTTTGAAACCCTTTTAATGCTTTTGCTCCTTGAAAGTTATACTTACTATCACCTCTTTTTGCTACAACCTCACCATTTGCTAACTTATATATTGTTCCGTTTTTATTTATTTGTGTTAATTTAAAACCACTTGCTCTATATATTGTTCCGTCTCCACATTGAGTTCCGTCCGAGTAACTTAATATCCATTTAATTTGCGGTGCATTTTTTTTAATTAATTTTATTGATATTGCAATACATCTACTTTCTGAGTACTTTGGTAAATAATCATCAAAAGCCATTCTGTTTAATTCTAACATTTCATTCCACTTCTTATTTATTCCTTTGTTTGATGTTTCTACTAAATTTAATACATTCCTTTTGTCCATAGGAGGTCCGTAACTCATTACTCCGTGCAGTTTATTATCTAAGAAACACCCAAAGTGAAGGTTAGATAAATTAACTACTTTACCTGAATAGTGATGTTTTTTGACAAAAGCATTTGCTACATCAGATTTTATTATTTTTACTATTATTTCTTTTGCTCTACCCACTGCATAATTATTAAATACAAAGCATTACCATTACTATTTTCATTTCCAAAAGTTTCTACATACTTATACTCTTCTGTATATTTTATGTCTTGTATTGCTTCTTTAATTTTAATTACTTGTTCATCTGCCAAATTTATTGTCATCTGCTGAAAAGGAGCTTTTTCTCCATCAGGTAAAGAAAACACATCATTAGTTTCAATATCATTTAAATTTACATCATCTTCATTCTGCCATACATCTAAACCCCATTCAGCAAGTTGTACGCTATCCCATTCATTAGCTAACATATCCCATTCCCATTCACCAAAACCTACATTGTCTTTAACTATAAATTCTTTCTTTTGTTCTTCAGTAAGTCCTTCAGCTACTTCTATCCATACTTCTTTAAGTCCTGCTTCTTTACTTGCTTTAAGTCGCATATTACCACCTAAGACAATCATATCTTCATCAACTACAATAGGTCTTAGCTTTAACATCTCAGGAAACTCCTGTATTGACTTTACTAGCTTTTTAAATTTATCGTTCTTAATTATTCTAGGATTGTTAGGGTTTCCCTTTACCTTACTGATCTTAACTTGTTGCTTCATAGTATATAATAGATTTTTGTTATTTTTAGTTTAAGAACTTCTCCTTAGTGTTTTTCCAAAGTCTGTCATTCTTTTTGCTTAATGATGGTTCAGTACGCTTTAGACTTGGCATTCCTTCTGTTGGTTTACTATCCATATACTTACCACATTCACATAAAGCTTCCTTTGCAACCCATTTACCGTCTATAAAAACTATTGTTGCTTTTGCTAAGTCCTTTTCTTTACCACACTCGCATTTATACCTCGTCATACAGTCTATCTAATTCAAAGTGTAGATGGTTGATTGCTTTCCTAATATCTTCTACTCCTTTATCATTGTGTTTGTTCTTGCTTCTTAAAAGATAAGTAACTGCTGTTCCTATATTGTAACTGAGGTCAAAGTTACTTACTACGTCTTTTGCCATATATCCATTTTTACCTTTATAGTATTTAGGTATATCGTTTAAATCAATTGGTGCCATATTATTCATATTTTTAATTAGTTTCTCGTTTTGCTTCATCTTCAATTAGTTTTTCTATTAATTTTAACATTTGGTGTGCAGTATATATTCTACTCTCTCCTGAATAGTTTTCGTATATCATTCTAAAGTTATCATCTTCATAAGTCCAAAGACTTTTAACCTTAGTTTTAATATGGTTTCTTAATATCCATTTGATAGTCTTGTATGTTCTTTTCTCCACTTTATTAATTTTTTAAGTATTGTCTTATTCTACTCTCACTTAATTTATACTTTTCAGCAAGTTCCTTTACGCTTTTACCTTTACTGTGTAGATATTGACAATGTTTAGCCCTACCTATTATCTCATCACTTTTAATATCTGTCCACTTATTCTTTTTGCTGTTATAGTTTTTCATTGACTGTATTCCTTATAAATCTTTTTTATACCATCAAAACAAGCTGAAATACAAGAACCACAATTAGTTCCTGTGCTGTAATTACTTCCTGATATTGTATTCCATAACTCAATCATTTTCTTTTTAGCTGCAACATTCTTAGCCCTTCCTGTTTTTAGATCTTCCCAAATTAATAATACTTCTTCAACAATCTCTAAAGGAAGTTGCTCAGGTATTTCTACTTTAGTTTCTTTTCCCCAATACTTCTGTTTGCATTCCATTGGTGCAATTCGTGCTTTCACTTTCATAAAACAACC